CGGGGCCCCTGGCTTGGTGCAGCCATCCTTCCTACCTTTGTACGGTAGGATGATGGACCCAACCACAGTCTGGTTCAACTATTGGAGGTTAGGATGGCACGCTCCAGAGCCCGAATCGATCCTGGAGGATTGAATTCCTTCCAAGCCGAGGAGAGCTACTGGGCGTACCCAGTTTCACTGCCCAACAGGATCAGGACTGGTCCAGACACCTTTCAAGGGTGGCTGTCAGCTCCTGCCTCTTGGGTTCCTAACGCCAATCAGTTGAGTACACAGGTTACTGTGGACGAGAACCATGCCTTGCATGATCCCTCAATTTTGAGAGGGGGATCATACGACGTGGGCGGAACCTTCGATAGTCAGAGATCTAGTATCGTTTGTAACGCTACTAGACAGACTCTGATGACTCGAGCTGGTTCCGACTTCACCAATGATCCTTACAATCACTTTGCCCTTTATAAGGGCCCAGTGTTTGCATATGATCCAACGGTGTTGCTGCCTGGCGCTGCCTTTGGAAGGGCTACTAATGCCGTTCTAAAAGGTCAGGGCACGACAGCAATTGCTCGGTGTAAACCGACCAATCACGTCTCTAACCTTGCCAATGATATGACCGAGATTTATCACGGTCAGCTACCCAATTTACCGGGTAGACGACTTTGGAAACCCAAAACCCGGCGTGCAAAAGCTGCCGGTAATGAGTATCTAAATGTCGCCTTTGGCTGGTTGCCGCTTGTCAGCGATCTGCAGGACGCTATGTATGCAGCCGCTAACTCCGAAAGGCTTATGAAAGCCTATGAGGAGAACTCGGGCAAGCCGGTTAGGAGAAGGTATGTGTTCCCACCAGAAGAGACAGCGTCGTCGTCATTGGGCACTATACCCACAAATGGGCATATTGGTATTCAGGGAGATTGGAATACCTCCTATCATACCGGGTTCAATGACAGCAACGTTCCAATGCCATTCCAGCGCACAACAACCAGATACCTCAGAGAGGTCTGGTTTTCCGGTTGCTTTACCTACTACCTACCCGTGGAGTACAAGTCACGGAATAGGATAGCAAGGATCGCAGCTCAGGCCGAGCACCTTTACGGTCTTGAGTTAACTCCGGATGTGTTGTGGCAGGTCACGCCTTGGACATGGGCCATTGACTGGTTTTCTAACGCGGGAGATGTTGTTTCAAATCTCTCGAGTTGGGCCACCGATGGTTTGGTGATGTCGTATGGATATCTCATGGAAAGAATAATTCGTGAGACTACATACGACTTGAGTGGTATCACTCAGTGGCGTTTAGCCGCTGGGGGACACGCTCAAGCTTCGCCTGTGACTGTTCGCTACGAGAGCAAACGTCGCATTCGAGCTACACCATTTGGGTTCGAGTCAGACTTTAGTAGTCTGTCTCTCCGCCAGTTGGCCATAGCCGCCGCACTTGGTTTATCCAAGATGTGGCGGTGATGGCTGTTACCACGTCAGGCCAATGGGGCTTGGCGTATTCCGCCAAGTCCTAGGAGTGATGTTTTATGGCATTCGCTGATCCTCAGTCCGTTACAATCTCTGCAGTGACGACGTCTCTTCCCCGTGTTTCCACGGAAGGAGACGAAGTTGCATACCAGAGTGCTGACGGCCTGATTCAGTTGCTTGCTTCTCACGATAGTGGGAAGCGTAATCGGCATCTGATCAGGATTAACCATTCGAAGCTCACGCCGGATCCGTTTATTCCGGCAGAGAACGTCAAGGTGTCGATGAGTATCTACACCGTATTTGACGTACCTCTGGTCGGATATACGGCCGCTGAGCAGCTCGCTGTGTATACTGGTTTCAAAACCCAGCTCGCAGCGAGTTCGGACCTTCTCATCACCAAGCTTCTTGCTGGTGAGAGTTAGCCTACGATGGCGCGCGTCAAGGTTACTGGTCCTCTTCTCGAGCAAGCGTTGCTTCGAGGAGAAGATTTGCAACGGACGTCAAATCATCGTGCTAGCGATCCACCACTCGATAGTGGTGGTGAGGACTCCACCTTCATCGAAGTCCATGTTGGCTGGAAAGCCTTCACGGCATTCGCGTTGGTGATGGTCCAAACCATCATTACTCTCCTCGCTAATTACCATGTCTTTTAGACGTGGCTGCTTGGAGAGACTATCGTGTTACGTGGACACCTAGCTCTGGCTGTGGTCGTCTCAGAGTTAAGTCGGGTCATTCTGACCCGATTCCCCGATCAAAGGGGACCAGTCCTTTTCTTTCTATCCGCTTGGTTAATCATTACCTATGCGAATGGATCGACAAGGTTCTGAGACGGTGAATGACATAAGACTATGGATCTTGTAACCTCTATTAGGAGGGCAAGTGAAAAGCCTTATGTCACTCTGGATCAAGATGGCCGAGGATTCGGCCATCTTATGCTGCACCAGCGCCACTTCTGACATTAATACGGTCAGAAGGCGGTTCGAACACGAGGGATTATCGTTTCTAACGATAATCTTACCTGATTTTGGGAAGTCCATCCAAAAATGGATAGACCAGGGTCAGGTCGGTCTCAACCCTTCCTTTTCTAATGGAAGGGGAGGTCTCCCCCTATTTTTGGGAGGTTTCCTCAGCCGTGTGTTCGACCGGAGAAGTGGTGCGTTGCTCGACGAACCCTCCATCGATGCAATCTTGGCTTTACGGCAGTTAACACTGTCGTTCGCTAAGATTTCACTTCCTTGCAGTGATGCAAGGACGGTGAATGCGATGGTTAAGTACGTCGAGTGTGAGCAGGATGTTAGACAAGCGGATGTTAGACTCACTGAGAGAGATCTCAATGATTTTAGCAGGATTTCCGCTTTGCTTTATAGCAGCGTCTTTTCGCAGGTAGACAGAGATGTCTACTACGATCGACTTCTGCCTAAGCATGGTCCTGGTTCGGTTGCCGATAGACTCACCAGTAATGGTAAGTTTAGGCAATACGAATGGACTAGCCGTCTATCAGAAGTTTTCCTTCCTGATAGATACTTGATTCCAAATCATCGCTTTATCAATGAATTGGATCAGGTTGACATCCTCGAACCTGGTGCTGAAAGACCCGTGAGGGTTATTTCAGTTCCTAAGACGTTGAAAACACCAAGAATAATCGCAATCGAGCCTACGTGTATGCAATATACACAGCAAGCTCTTCTTCGATCTATTCTGGAAGCCTTCTATAAGGATGAACTCTTATGTGGGCTTATCGGGTTTGACGATCAGCGTCCTAATCAAGCGCTTGCTTGTCAGGGTTCGGCCGATGGCCGGACAGCGACACTCGATCTGAGTGAAGCATCCGATCGTGTTTCCAATCAGCTCGTTCTTCGCATGACGCAAAATTGGCCTTATTTGCAAAGGGCCATTCAAGCGACACGTTCAAGACGGGCTGACATTCCTGGTCAGGGAATAAAGCGCCTGGCCAAGTACGCGTCTATGGGTTCAGCGCTCTGTTTTCCTATTGAAGCCTTCGTCTTTACGACGTTGATCTTCTTAGGGATCGAGAGATCGCTCAACGCATCACTGACCAAGAAGGATATACAATCCTTTCTTGGCTCGGTGCGCGTCTACGGGGATGACTTGATTGTTCCCGTAGAGCATGTGCCTACCATCGTACAGGTACTCGAGCATTTTGGTGCTCGAGTTGGCCTGGACAAGTCTTACTGGACCGGAAGGTTCAGAGAGTCTTGTGGTAAGGAATACTTTAATGGACACGACGTTTCTATAACGCGTGTCCGGCAAGCGTTACCTTACACGGTGGCAGATGCTACTGGAGTAATTTCGGCGGTTTCCCTTCGAAACCAACTCTATGAGTCTGGTTTCTTTGGGACAGCCGAATGGCTGGATACTCGAATCGGAGGAATACTTAAGTATTACCCCGAAGTCGAGCCAGCCTCTCCGGTGCTAGGCAGGGTTTCATACGGTCAAGTGATATCTGAGCGTATGCACCCAAGCCTTCATACCCGTCAAGTTCGCGGGTATGTAGTGGAGGCCAAAGCGCCCAACGATCCGTTGGACGGCACTGGTGCCTTGCTTAAGTGTTTACTCAAGCTAGAGACTCGTTCTTTTAAGGACAGGAAACTGCCCTGGAACGATTCTGGCACGGATCCGGAAATGGATCCTCCCCCTTGGGTACCACCCATGGGACAAGATGAGAAACACTTAGAGCGTTCTGGACGCCCCAAGCGCGTCAGCATCAAGCTTGGATGGTGGCCAGTCGATTGAATGACTGGCGGGGCCCTAGGGCCTTGTGGGAGATCCCAAACCCGTATTCAG